TCTCTTATAAATAGTTTTGTACAAAAAGAAACGGGCAATAAATGCCCGTTTTTATTATCTAGTTTTATTTTTGGCTTTTTTCATTTCTTTCGCTTGATCTTCAAAATGTTTAGATAACCTTTCAACAAACCAATTTCGTAGTTTTACTGGGAGGTTATATGCTTCAATAAAACTCCAACCTCCATGCATTTTTAAGAAAAAGAATTGCTCATAGACATGCGCCATGTACTCATCATTGAGGCCAAAAAAACTCCGAAGTAAACGGCACCTCCATTTCAGTTACCGCACCGCATGACGAACATTCAACCTCTTGGGACATATCAACATTTGGAGTCACAGTCTGTACGCAAGCTCGTAAAAAACGAGCATCTTGCGCTGGCATGTTCTCAATAAAGTCACTGATCTCGGACGCAACTTCAACACCATTAACGGAAACAACAAGCCTCTTAAGCAAGTTGGTTGCCGAAGCTTCGGGAAGATTATACTTCTTTAACTTTTCTGAAGATTGTTGAAGATAGTTCTCATCCTCACCAGTTAACAAGCGAAATTCAACAGAGAACTTTGACTTTGGCAGTTCCGCAACAAAGGTGCCATGACCACTTAACGAGACACTGCTATTTTCATCTGGTAAAATTCCTTGATCTATTTGCAACACGGATAAGTCAAATTGATGGCGGTTTACCTCGCCACATGAAGCACACTTAACATTAACTGAGTATTCTTCGCCATAACCGGAAATTCTAGCCGCTAAAAGCATTGCATTCTTATCACCGATAAGAAGGTTGTTTGGATTAATATTTTTATCCACAACAAGATTCTGCAACAATCTGTCAATTGCCACACCCTTCTTTAGTAGTGCCGGGGAAGTCAGAATATCCTCATCCTTAGCGGTCATATACCGCATCTCAATAACATCCTTTTCATAAAGGGGATGATCAGTGGAGTAGAACTGCCCACGGGATGGAAGTTCGACAAACTCTGTTGGAGTCACATATGAAAGCGAAGCTGGTGCTGTCGGGGTTGTTGGGGTAGTAGCCGCAACAGCATCCGTAGCAGCAACAGTTCGTTGCTTATTTCTAGACATTTACACCTCTTTAAAATAGTCTATACACAGTATAACGTATCTGTGTCGTATTTTAAATAGTTTCTAAAAAAATATTTATGGGACGACAGGATTGCCTGCGGCAAACTTAGCATACTCTGCCCAATCATATCGGACTGTAAGCGAGACATCAACCATTTCTTCTGAGCCATAATCATGTGAGCCAAAGTTTACATCTGTGAAAAATGGATTTAATAATTCCCACTCACCAACAATCTGTGATTCACTTCCGCCAGCAACTGGAGTGGCAATTTCTTGGATTGTCATTCTACCCATTGCTGTTGTAGCGGAGGACTTTGTAATTGTGGTGCCCACGGCTGCATTAACGCTTGTAGGCTTTTGAACTCCAGCATCTTCAAGATATTGATAAAGAAGCTCTGCTGCGTTTGGGCTTACAGGATCAACAAGAGTTAGATTAATTGTATTCCAAGTCACTCGTCCTGGGTAATAAAAAGTGTGATTAAAAAACTGGTGAGGATTGTCACTAATAGTGTACGAGGGACGATCAACAGACTTTGCAAGGAACGTCACATCCTGTCCTGATAAAGATAGTTGCACCAAAAATCTAAATTGTCTTTTCGGTTCAAAATTCGGGTTTAGCCAAAAGTCTTGTTTTGCCATTATTTATAAGTCTCCATTTGTAATATATAGTGCTTCATTTTTTAATCCTCGAATCCTGCACCTGAATTTGTGATAACAAAGTCAAGGGCGATGAACTCAATAGCTCGGGCTGGCTTAAGGAAGATCTTAGCGTACATGATGTTTCTATCAACCAACTCTGGAGTGGTTGTAGAACTGTCAAGAACAATCTTATAATCTGTCAAACCAAGACGGGATTGAACTGAAAGCAACAAGGCATCTGTTCTTCCTTTAAATCGGTTCCACGTTGCCTGAACATTTTGATCAAACAAGGTAGTTGCTGCAATTCTTGAGATCTCCTTCTTTAAAAAGATCATCAGGCGACGAACGTTAATTCTATCAAGTGCAGATGGGGTAACCTGTAGGGTCTTTTGACCGAAGATTACGATTCCCTCGGATGGGAAAGTTGCAATTGGGTTAACGTTTGCTTCATAAAGATCATCGCGATTCTTAGAAGTTAAGCGCTCGCGTGTCTGAATAACTGGCACTCCTGCCGAACCTTCAGTGAGACCTCCGCGAGTAAACCCTGCGGGAGCAAACCAAAGTTCAGAATTTCTCTGTGCGCTTGAGAATGTTCCAAGAGCAACAATTGAAGGTGGCACGAACAGTAAACTATCACTAATGGTGTCACGGATTTGGACCCATGGATAATAAGCGCAACCATAGCTTGAGTTTAATCTACGGTTTTGCAAGTTACTGATTGCGGTTGAGACAGAGCCAAGATTGCTCTGAACAGACTGGGTGTTCTCAGTTTGAGCCTTGTACCCTGTGTCAAGATCGATTACAGCGAGGGCATCACCTCTGTTCTCGCAAACTTCAATCATGTGATCTGTGAGAGACTCTTTGTAGATACCAGGCATAGCCATTAAGTTAAACTCAACTACTTCTGGGTTCGCTACTGTATCAATTGCACGACGAGCACTGTAGTAAGTGTAGCTTGTAGTATCAGAGCTTCCCATTCTGGTGTTGTTGAATGCTTCCTTCTCGGTAATGTCAAGACCATCAAATCCTCCGTTCATTGGAACAGTGAATCGATTATAACCAAGATCTAATACTTGCTCATATGTTCCGCTGATCGCTGTGAAAGAGTTGCCTGCCAGTCGGGAACCAGAAGCGTAAACTGCAACTTCTCCTGCTGCTCCACCATTTGATGAACTTAAATCATCAAGAGTAAAGATGTATGAAAATTCAGTCGAAGTTGTTGTGGTAAAAGAGTTCAATGCATCTGGAAGAACTCTAACAAGATCAATGTAACTGTCTTCAAAACGGTTGTTGCTTGTCTGAGTTGTGTCAATGCCAAAGTATGCGTCTAAAGGATCTGGAATGTCGCCATCTGAAGCGGAAGCTCGAAGTGAGATGGCTGGGTAGATAATTGAACCAGTAAAAGCAACTCCTGTCCCATTATCAACATCCATAAATGCTACGGCAGAATCATATGGATTTGCAATATTACCAACACCACTAACCCAACGGTCCTCTACATCAGCACCTCCTGATAAGAAGTCCCAACCTTTGTAGCGAACTGGTCCAAAGCTTCCAAATGGAAGCAATCTCGCATCGGTTGCACCTGCATCAACATCTTCATTAACTTCAACACGCACAAGTGAAGAGGCATTTGCGTAGTTTCCGTAAACACGGTGACGGCGCTCGGTGTCGTCCCACTCGATGAATTGATCACCGATAACTCTTGCAATGTATTGCGGTGAGTTTGGATTAAGGTTAACAGAACTATAGCGCTCAAGAACAACTGGAGCGTTGTCGCTATCACGGGCATCACGAATCTCAATGCTGAATGAACCGTATGGATTTGCATCAGTGGTAGAAGCCTTAACATCGGTAACAGAAACTTTGACTTTCTTTTGCTCGTCCTCACCTGCATCAAGTGTATGGAACTTGAAGAGCTTAGTCATGTCCTGTGCATCAAAAGTAGAGCTATCCGACTGAAGGTCTTGAGAAATAATCCAAGGAGTTTGTGCCGCTTGAAATCCAAAGCGGAAATCAGCAGCATTGGAAGATCCACTGTCAAGACCTAAGATTGCACCAAAAGAGTCTCCCGACACATAAGTTTCAAGATGCTTCTCAAATGTAGGTCCAAGCCAGTAAGTTTCTTGCTGTGCTGTTCTTGTAATATCTGTATTAACAAGTGTAGGATTTGTATTGAAAACTTTGCGAATATACTTTGAACTTGAGCGACTAAAGTTAAAAGCTGTCTGTTTTACTTCAGTGCCATCTGCGTCTTTAATGATGACTTTATACTCATTTGTCCCTGCGCCAGCGATGACAGCGGCTTTGGCTGCGTCTTTCATAAGTACAGCAGAACCAGTTGCTTGAGTTGAAGTCGCACGAATAGTACCAGAAAGTTCAATTGTGCCTTCATTGAGATACCAAACTGCCGCAAGGGCACCAGTGACTGCTGTTGTTGCAGAACCCGATGGGAAGACAAAAAGTCCGTAAGCGCCACCATTTGTTGCCGCGGAATCAGTATTGGAGGCATCTGTCTCCCAGCCTGCTCGTCCAGC